TTCAATTATTAGCTAGAGTATTCAAGTTATATCTACCACAAGAATATCCATACGATGTAGTTGGGGGTCAAAGAATGATTAAACAAACAGACTTTGATGATAGAGTAGATATATTGCCAGTTGCTGATCCCAACATTTTCTCTCAAACTCAGCGTATCTCTCTCGCGCAAACAGAGTTGCAGCTGGCAACATCAAATCCAGGTATGCACAACATGTATCAAGCGTATAGAAATATGTACGAAGCGTTGGGTGTAAAAAATATTGATTCAGTATTAATTAAACCAATGCCACCACAACCAAAAGATCCTGCTTTAGAACATATTGATGCTTTAGCTGGTAAACCTTTTCAAGCTTTTCCAGGTCAAGATCATAGATCACATATCACAGCTCACTTAAATTTCATGGCAACCAACATGGCAAGAAACAATCCAATGGTCATGGCAAGTTTGGAGAAAAATATTTTTGAACATATAAGTTTAATGGCTCAAGAACAGATTGAACTAGAGTTCAGAGAAGAATTACTTCAATTACAACAGATGCAAATGTTAGCACAACAAAATCCACAGATGCAACCACAAGTAATGCAGTTAACACAACGTATCGAAGCTAGAAAAGCTGTGTTGATTTCTGAAATGATGGAAGAATTTATGCAAGAAGAGAAGAAAATTACTTCTCAATTTGATAATGACCCTATCGCTAAGTTAAGATCAAGAGAACTAGACCTTAGAGCTATGGAAAATGATAGAAAAGAACGTGAAGCTAAGGAAAGAATGGAACTTGACAAGATGAAAGCGATGATGAATCAAGCAAATGCAGATGAAAAGCTTGATCAAAACGAAGAATTAGCTAAATTAAGAGCTAACACATCAATAGAAAAGACAGTTTTGAGCAAAACATTGCCAAATTCTGATCAAATGATGCCAACTGTTAAAATTATGAGAAGTGGAAATGAATAAAACACAAAAAAAAATAAAAAAAGTTATGTCAAAGTTTAAAAAAGGTAAATTAAACATTGGTGACTCGAAAAAAAAAGTAAAATCGCGTAAACAAGCGATAGCAATTGCTTTATCAAAAGCAGGAAAGGTTAAAAAAGGTTAATATGGCTTGGTTTAGTCTTGCAAAAGTAGCAATTAACGCTGGAACACACATTTTTAAGAAACGTCAAGAGACAAAAATGGCTATGGCTGATGCACAACACATGCATGCAGCTAAAATGGCCCGTGGTGAGGAGGCTTATCAAGGTAAACTCCTAGAAGCTCGTCAATCAGATTGGAAAGACGAGGCGGTTTTGATAATTTTGTCGGCGCCGATAGCGGTGCTGGCTTGGGCAGTCGTAAGTGACGATCCGACTGCGATGGACAAAGTAAAATTGTTCTTCGAATACTTCTCGTCACTGCCGTCATGGTTCACAAATTTGTGGATCCTTGTAGTGGCGTCAATATATGGTATAAAAGGAACACAAATATTTAGAAACGGAGGAAAAAAATAATGCCAGGAATGATGAAAAGACCTATGTATAAAAAAGGTGGAAAAACAAAAAAGAAAAAAACCTTTCCTGATATGTCAGGAGATGGTAAAGTAACTAAAAAGGATATTTTAATTGCAAGAGGTGTAATTAAAAAACCTATGAAGAAGAAAAAAAAGTAATGAGTGCAAAAGTATTAAGAGCACTACTATCTTCTAAAAATAAAAAAAAATTAAAACCATTTGAGTCACCAATGACAAAAATGGTAAGGAGAAAAAAGAATGGCAAAATTATGCCCAAGGGGAAAAGCAGCCGCAAAGCGTAAATTCAAGGTCTACCCAAGCGCATATGCAAATATGTATGCATCTGCCGTTTGCAGTGGTAAAGTTACACCAGGTGGTAAAAAGAAAAATAGAAAAAAAGCCATGGGTGGTGGAATGATAAGATCTATGTATGGATCTGGTGGTTCTGCGTGTGCACAAATAAAAGGATTTGGAAAAGCTAGACGTCCAGGTAAGAGATAATGGCCGAAAAAGGTTTACGAGCATGGGTAAAGGAAAATTGGGTCGATATTGCGAACAAGCGAAAAGATGGCTCATACCCAAAGTGTGGGCGAAGTGGTGGAGAAAAAAGAAAAAATTATCCAAAATGCGTGCCCATTGCAAAAGCAAGACGGATGACCAAAGGGCAACGTGCGGGTGCCGTCGCAAGAAAACAAGCGAAAGCGAATACAGGCCCTACACCTAGTAGAGCTGCAACATTTGCAAAAACTAAAAGAAAAAAAGCTGCTGACGGTGGATACATAGGAAGTTTCATAAAATTGGATATTGATGGAAAGACAGTAGGTAATTCAAGTTATAAAAAATATTACAAAGGCATGCTGGACTAATGAGAAAAAGAGATAGGCAGCCACCTAAAACTAAAAAGTATTTCAGATCTACAAAGTCTGGAGCAGGGATGACAAAAGCTGGGGTCGCCCGATATAGAAGAGAAAATCCTGGTTCAAAACTAAAAACAGCGGTCACTGGCAAAGTCAAACCAGGATCAAAAGCTGCAAAAAGACGTAAATCGTTTTGTGCAAGAAGCGCAGGACAAATGAAAAAGTTTCCAAAAGCAGCGGCTGATCCCAATTCAAGACTTCGTCAGGCGCGTAGAAGATGGAAGTGTTAAATGGTTAAAAAACTAAACAAGGTAGCAAAAGCTTTAGGTAAAGCTTCCAAGCTACATAAAAAACAATCAAACATTATAAAAAAACATATTAAAGAAATGAAGTCTTATGGCAGATCCAAAAAAGGGAACAGGTAAAAAACCAAAAGGATCTGGTAGAAGACTCTACACAGATGAAAATCCTAAAGATACTGTTAGAATAAAATTTGCAACACCATCAGATGCGAGAGCAACTGTTGCAAAAGTCAAACGTGTAAACAAACCGTTTGCAAGAAAAATACAAATACTAACGTGATGGGAAAGAGTCAAGTTGCTTCTATTGCTAAGAAAGGAAAGGAAGCTATAAGAAGAAATGAAAAAGGCAATACTAAAAGCACTAGAAGATAAATATAATGCACAGATATCAGAAGCTGATGCAACAATACATATTTATTTAAATAACTCTGTTGGAATAGGTGAACATCCACAACATATTGAAGAAGTAGATAAATTAGTTGAAAAGATTGCGAGTGCAGAAGAGAAATTAAAGATACTACAGGAGTTTAAATTTTAATGTTGAAAGAAGAAGTTATTATAATTGCTAAATTACAAAAATATTTAAAAGATAATTATCACTCTATTGGAGAGAATATGATGTCTGGTGGAGTTGACAATATGGAAAAATACAAATATATGTTGGGCAAAGCGCATGCATATGCAACAATTTTACAGGAAATCTCTAACCTGCTAGAACCAAAGGAGCAAAAAGATGATAATAAAAGAGACAACGTCGTCAAATTCGAAAGTCCCGAAGACTAAATCAGCCTTATTAGATAAATACGAAGACGAACATAAAAAAGAAGTTCAAGGCTACGAACGTTTAAAAACAAAAGAAACAGAAAAATTACCAAAACCAACTGGTTGGAGAATGATAGTTCTTCCATTTAAAATGCCTGAAAAAACAAAAGGTGGTTTATACATTGGTCAAGATACTTTAGAGCGACAACAGGTTGCCTCTACATGTGGATTAGTTTTAGCACAAGGTCCACATTGTTATGATAAAGAAAAATTTCCTGAAGGTCCATGGTGCAAGACTGGAGACTGGGTAGTCTTTGCACGTTATGCAGGATCTAGGATACAAATAGATGGTGGTGAGGTGAGAATTCTCAACGACGATGAAGTGCTCGCTACAATCGAAAACCCAGAAGACATACTTCATCAATACTAATCATAGAGGAGTAAAACTATGCAAGAAGAAAACAAGACAGTAGACATCGATACTTCCGGTCCAGCGGTAGATGTAGAACTGCCGGAGGAAAAGAAAGAAGAGGAAGTTGTACAACAAACAGAAACTTCCGAACAACCCTCTGAAGATAAAACGTTTGAAAACGAACGTGAAACAAAACTGGAAGAGAAAAAAGAGACGAAAGAAAAGAAAGAAGAAGAATTAGAAAAATACTCTGAATCAGTTCAGAGAAGAATAGCCAAGCTAACTCACAAATGGAGAGAAGCTGAGAGACAAAAAGAAGAAGCTTTAAGTTATGCTGAATCTCAAATAAAAGCAAAAGAAGAAGCAGAAAAGAAAATCTCAAAGCTCGAACCAAGTTTTATGAAATCAACAGAGGATTCAATTGTTGAAGGATTAAAAGCTGCAAAGGCTGAATTATCTAAAGCTAGAGAAGCTGGAGATATTAATGCTGAAGTAGAAGCTCAAGCAAAAATATCTGAGCTTGGTTATAAACACGCAAAATTTGTTGAGACAAAAACTCAACAAGAAGAGTTTGCAAAAGAAAGAGAGGTTAGAAAACCTGAAGTCAGTTTGAATAGGCAACAAGCGTCTAGAGGTACGCCTGATCCTAAAGCTGAAGATTGGGCTAGTAAAAATTCATGGTTTGGACAAGATTCAGCTATGACTTATACTGCTTTTGATCTTCATAAAAAACTAACTGAAGAAGAAGGTTTTGACCCATCAAGTGATGAGTATTATTCTGAAATAGATAAAAGAATAAGACTTGAATTCCCGCACAAATTTGCTAATAATGCAGAGAATAGGGAAAACACGGCCAAACCTGTACAAACAGTAGCTAGTGCGAAGCGAAGTACAAATGCAGGTCGCAAGACTGTGAGGCTCACACCATCACAGGTAGCAATCGCTAAAAAATTAGGTGTGCCACTTGAAGAATATGCGAAACAATTAAAAATCACGAAGGAGGTATAGCATATGGAAAATAAAAACGATAAACGAACCTCACGTGCGAGTCAGACTAGAGAAAAAACATCTCAAAAAAAAGTTTGGTCTCCACCGTCATCTTTAGATGCACCACCTGCGCCTACAGGTTTTAGACATAGATGGGTAAGAGCTGAGAGTCTTGGCTTTAATGATACAAAAAATGTATCGGGAAGAATAAGACAAGGATACGAATTGGTAAGAGCTGATGAATATCCTGATTCAGATTATCCGATTGTAGAAGATGGAAAATACGCAGGAGTGATCGGAGTTGGTGGCCTTGTGCTGACAAGGGTACCGGAAGAGATCGCAAAGCAAAGACAAGATTACTATGCTAAACAAGGTATGGAACAAGTCGAAGCGTTAGACAACGATCTTATGAAGGAACAGCATCAGAGTATGCCAATCAATATTGATAGGCAGTCTCGTGTAACCTTCGGTGGCTCAAAGAAAAGTTAATTTTTTAACGATTCCAAACCATCAAAGGATAAATCAATAAATGTCTAAAGGAGGACACAACTATGGCAAATAAAGACGCCGCTTTCGGTTTGAGAGCAATAGGAAAAGTTGGTCAGAACAAAGACAACCAAGGTTTATCCGAGTACAGCATCGCAGCTTCTGCGACTGCTATTTACCAAGGTGACCCAGTAGAAATGTTAGCTACTGGTACAATTGGTGTAGCGGCAGCAGGTGATGTTTTATTAGGACCCCTTAATGGTGTCTTTTTCACTGATGCTTCAACAAGCAAACCAACATTTGCAAATCACTTGAAGGCATCTAATACAGCAACTGACATTGTCGGTTTTGTATCAGATGATCCGTATGAGAGATTTGAAGTACAATCAAACAACTCAGGTGCTTCTGCACAAACTGATATTGGTAATGTAGCTAATATCGAGTACACTGCTGGAAGTTCACCAAGTTTCGTTTCAAAAGTTGAGTTAGATGATTCAGACTTAGCAACTTCTGATGGCCAATTAAAGGTTATCGGTGTTTCTAGAGACCCTGATAATAATGACTTAAGTTCTGCAAACGTAAACTTTGTTGTTACAATCAACGAACACTTCTTGAAACAAGAAGCAGGCATATAATATAAGGAGTATATAATTATGGCGATAAGTAGAGGACAACTAGTCAAGGAACTAGAGCCAGGTTTGAATGCCTTATTCGGCCTGGAATATAAACAGTACGAGAATCAGCATGCTGAGATCTACGTTACAGAATCTTCTGACAGAGCGTTCGAAGAAGAAGTAATGTTATCAGGATTTGCTCAAGCTCAGGTTAAACCTGAAGGTTCTGGAGTGACTTTTGACAATGCTCAAGAGACTTTCACTGCTAGATACACTCACGAAACAGTGGCTTTAGCGTTCTCGATCACTGAAGAAGCTATTGAAGATAATCTGTATGACAGATTAGCATCTAGATACACAAAAGCGTTAGCTAGATCAATGGCACAAACAAAACAAGTTAAAGCTGTTAATCCATTAATTCAAGGATTACCAACTACTAACAATTTCAATTCAGGTGATGGTGTTTCATTATTTAACACTTCTCACCCGACAATTGCTGGTACGGTTAAAAACACTTTAACAACTCAAGCTGACCTTAATGAAACTTCATTAGAGCAATCTTTAATTGATATCGCTCAAATGACAGATGAAAGAGGTTTAAAAATTGCAGCAAGAGGATTGAAAATGATCATTCCTTCTGAGCTACAATTCACAGCAGAAAGACTGATGAAGTCTGAGAAAAGAGTTGGAACAGCTGATAATGATATCAACGCTGTAAGATCTATGGGAATGGTTCCACAAGGTTATGTGGTTAACAATTTCTTAACAGATACAGATGCGTTCTATATCACTACAGATGTGCCTAATGGTATGAAATACTTCCAAAGAGCAGCTATTAAAACTGCT